AAGAAATTGTTGATCTCTGGATAATTGTTGATCTCTGAGGATGGCTGATACATCTTGCAGCAGCCCCATATCTGATCTGAAAAAAATATGTACTTCTCGATCAGCAGCACTATTAGATTTAACTACTGCCCCCCTATATACCTTGTTGCGCTGGTATTCCAGCCCCATCATGTTGAACACCATTTTTTGCTCTTCCTGTGGAGATTGCCAGAGGCTATAGACGCTTCTAACGCCGTCTACCAAGGCACCACTACCTCTTACCGCTTCCCTCGCTTCTTCCGGAGAGTTAATCTGGTAATTCCCCTGCGCCTTCCTCATATGGTGCGCTAGTATTACTGCAGCTCCTGTTTCTGTAGCAAGACTGGCAAATACACTGGTAACAAAGCTGCCATCACTTGGATCCTTTGATATGTCAGCCTGAACAAATGATGATAGGGGGTCAAATACTATTAACTTTAAATCAGCTATAGTCTTTATTTGCTCCTTTAAGGCCATAAATTCAGCTGATACCTTTATACCCTCTCGGCTTTTTACAACACAGGATAATGGCCCGCCCGTGCTTGCCAGAGGTACGATAATAAGTCTTTCGGGATATTTGTGTCTACGACCTACCGGATCCAAATACTCGAGTCTTCGGTGTACTTCCTCAATATCATCCTCTGCAGTAAATACTATAGCTGTACCTCTTTGGCTAACCATATGGCCGAGGCTTTCTGCTACCGGATTATCGCCTGCCACTTGCAAAGCCAAATTAAGTAGAAGCATACTTTTGCCGGTATCACCAGTGGCAGCCAAGATAGTTGCTACCCTCATGGGGATAATATGCTCTACTAAGTAATGCTGTTTTGGAGCTGCGCCTACATAACGTGTTGCGGTCCAATCCTGTAATTTAATAGTGAGCCTTGTTAGCTGCTTTTTATCCTCAGCTTTCCTAGCCTCCCCATGCTCTTGCACATGCTTTTTCCATAAGGCAGTTACCATTGGCTTAAGGCGTTCTATCGGCCATGGAGGCACCACATTAGCCTCGTTGTAGGCGATAATCTCCTCCATAGCTTCGCCTTGCGTCACTAAACCATCGTGGTATCTCCGCAGCCAGTATCCGGTTATACGTTGTAAGTTAGCAAAGCGGCTAGACTCTCCGTTTCCGCCTTCATGGATTTTGCTCGTCATTATCTCATCTAAAGGCAATTTATCGTCGAGTATGATAACGTCGTTTGAAGAGCTTTTATCATTTAACGTAGAGAGGTAGCCTAAACTCTCTACTAGCTCCTGTAGGTTATATTCCATGCGGCTATATGATCTGATCCTTACTAACCTAGCATTACCGCCTTTGTGGTAAACAGAGCCAGCTACTCTGATAGGCTGATGAGCTGATTTAAAGTGGGTGTCACCACCAAAGGCAATAGCGATCTTATGTCGCAGAAAGAGTAATGTCTGCAAGTCTTCACCCCTTGCGGCCTCAGTTAATTGCCAGTAAACATGCAGCTTCGGATGACCTTCTTTGGTTACACCCCCAGACTCCACAATCATCGTTGGCTCGCCTATAACTGCAGTCATCTCAAATAGCTTACTTTCCGTATCACCTTCGTCTATGTCGATCAGTAATACTTGCATCTCCATAACATCAGCGCTACTTGCCTGATCCGTATTGCTGACAGTTCCAGGTATGACATAAAAAGCTGCCTTTCTGGAATTAGCGGCCTTAGCAAACGGTAGAGCCTCACTTAGTACATGATCATCTGCAGTAACCCAAGCATTGGTAATAGGCCTGCTATCAGAGTTACCTTTCTCAGGAAATGAACGTAAAGGAATAAAACCATTTAAATAACCGAAAACCACATAAAAATAGGTTTGCAGGTCGTTTCTTAGCGGCACTACTTTGTCGATTTCTGTCATTTTTCACTCCAACATTCCTCTTTGTATGGACATATTTTGCACTGATAAGTATCTGAGCTTGAAAACCCTTTCGGTAGCAGCTCGCCTACTTCCGTAGCCCTGATGATATTCACAGCCTTATCGCTTATTCTCTGCGCCAGTTCTCCATCAAAAGGCACAAGCTCGTGATACACTTCTGACGTATCCTTATTGACAGCGGTAAACAGACAGGGGTTTTGTGATATTCCAGGAAAGTTTTCTTCCATGTAAGCCTGATAGAGAGCTATTTGAGCAGCATAAAGAGGCTTGGATAGTACCAACCCCCTCTTAGCCGTCTCCTGCCATGATTTATTATTCATTGATTTAGCTTCAAACAAAGCAGGACATGCCATGCCCAGAGCTGATGGAGCAGCCATAACTACTCCATCAATGTGACCTGCGATTCTGCCGCTGGCTGCGCTAAAGGCAAATTGGTTACCGTTTTTGTCTTTGGTGAGAATCTCGAGATCGGCGAGCCTTAACCATTGAATTACCAATTCCTCAAATAGGTGACCGGTCTCAAAGACACGCAAGATTCTAGCGCTATGAGCAGGATCTCTGCCCATAAACTCGTACTGCAAGGCTCTGCTGCATTCAGCCCCTAGCCTTGAAGCTCCTAAGTAGTTGCGTTTTGGTTTGAGGGTGTTTTCCTCTCGCAGCGCGTCATCAAGCAATTGATTTAAATGTTCAGTAAACATAGCTAAGCCCACTCAGGCTTATCAGTAATCACGAGTCCCATTATAGTGTCATAAGCCTTGTGCTCAGGACCTACTGCCTTTTTAATGACGTTAATCTCATCACCCCATTTATCCTTTTCCACGCCGACTTTTGCGACAAATTCAAGTCCGTCAATGTCTGCAAAACTGTTGATCTTCCTGGCTTCCTGTGCCAAAGAAGAATCATCCTTATCCATCAAGCTTTTGTTGGAATTTAGAATCGAACGGATAAAGCTCCTCCCCATCGCGCCCCAGATATTGTCGTTCTTTTCGCTGTATAGGCCGATCAACTGCCAGATTCTGCGTCCGGCATATTCGCCTTCAAGGATAGTGAACTCACAGGCAAGGTAAACCGCCCCGCTAGACCAATTCTTTGTGGCATAGCCATCAGTCCAGCCGCGCTCATGGTCGTTGTGTCCACCTGGTTTTATCTTGATATTTACTTTGGCTAAAGTTCCAGCCGGAATTGTTTCAAAGTTAATTTGTTCTGCTGTATTAAAATCGTAAAAAGACATAGTTATTCTCCTTTATTAGTTGTTAGTTCTTTGCTTAAAATTGTTGCTGAATTGGACTTTGATTTGCCTGACTTAATCTTGGTCATCAGATCGCCCAAATGAGGCGGCTCCAATATCTCGAGAGTATTGGAGCGGTCTTTTGCCGGAAACCCGTAAGGATTTGCTGTATGGTTGACAAATGCCCTAAAACTGCTACCATCTGCTTGTTTGATCTCCGATAGAGTGACGACCTGATCGACAATGCCGGGTAGCTCATTAGCTGTCTTGTTACCATCGATCTGCAGGGAAAAGCTCTTGCGGTTGAATTCATCGAGCTTTTCCTCCAAGATTCCCACGAACCAGACGTTTTTCTCCCTGGTATGCTGCAGGTGGGTTAGCCAGGCAATCATCTCCTGACCATGAAGGCCATAAGCAGTACGCATATCCTCTTTTCCTGTTTTATCGCTAGTTGCTTGAGGCTGGGTTTTACACCACTGCAAACACAAGCGCCCCGCGACAGTTATAGAATCAACAAAGATAGTTTCGTATTTATCTAAACTTGTAGGATCCCCAAATCTTTGACAGATATCGTTGTAATGCGCTTTACTATAGGCAAAACCATCACGAACCGCAGGGCTTGCTCCACCTATAAATACCGCTAGATCCCTGCATTCTTGCCAAGTACGCGGGCGTATCGTATCTCCACCCCAGCCTTGAACGGCAAGGTCTCCGGCTTCTAGGTCAATAAAGAGCGTGGTCTCAGCCGGCAAAGTCCAAAGCAGGCTAGTCTTACCAACCCCGTAAGCTCCGAAGATGCAGCCTTTGATGCCGCGCTTTTCTGCCAAACGCTCATCTGCGCTAATAATCGGTAATTTACTCACAAGCTACCTCCTGACCAAGCATGACCAGCTCATAGGTAGGATTGCCGAGTCTTATACTTCTTGCCAGAGAGAAAAGAGTTTGAATACCGGTAGGCCAATTCTTGTAGTCACGCTCTGAAATCTTGTAACAGGTTTGCATGTAATTGCTGACGATCCCACCACCTAGAACTATTCGTTCTGCTACCTTAGCAAGAGCCTCTTGATCCCATTCAACCTTTTTGACAACATCACAGCTTATCTTGAATCCATCATCCTCTAAATGAATAATGCCGCTGTCTTTCTCAAGCCTCAGGCGTTTAGCTTGAACCTGTTCTTGATACTTTAGGGATATCGCTGCCTCAATCCATTGCTTTGTTGTCTTAGCCCTTTCTAGCTCTTTCTTCGCTTCTGCAAGTAAATCATGCAGTTGCTCAGGTCTGTAACTAGCCAAAGTACCGATTGGTATCTGTGACACCTCGGTTATTAAATTTGCGCTCATGAAAACCTCCATTTTTAAATTTGAGCACTTACAGGATTATTCATAATTTTTTACCTTGCAACCTAAAGTTCGTAAAACGAAACAACAAAAAATAGCCCTTTTTCTTGCTAGAGCAGATTTATTCAAGGTTTCCTGGAATAAAATTTTTTGATAAATAAAATAGTTGTTTCGTTTTACGAACTTTTAGTTGAATGCCACCAAAATGCGTGTTTTCATGTCAGAACATTAACTTTTGGTTTAACATAAATAATGAGGTTTTTTATGGTATTTTTTAATCCGTCATTAGCTCAAAAGCTAGCTGTAACCCTAACTAAGAAGCAAAACGCAAGCGGGGTAAAAAAATCGCGTAGCCAAGTGCATAAATACTTATACGAAGGTGCACTACCTAGACGTGATGCTATGCTTCAGATCTTCGATATAACTGATGGTGATATAACGCCGAACGATTTTTTTGACATCTATCCTCAAATAGAAAGGGTTAGCAGATTTGAGTTTAAAATTAAGTTTGTGCGAGGTGGGCTAAATGATACAAATGCTAAAAGTTAAATTAACAATACTCGCTCTGGATCTCGGCACGCAAACTGGTTGGGCTGTCCAGAGTCAATCAGGAATCATTACTTCAGGTACTATAAGCTTTAAGGCCCATAGATTTGAAGGAGGAGGCATGCCATTCCTTCGTTTTAGGCAGTGGCTGACAGAAGTCAAAAATTCATGTAATGGCTTTGACGCCGTTTATTTCGAGGAGGTACGAAACCATGCAGGAATAGACGCAGCCCATAAGTATGGCGGCTTTCTGGCTCACTTGGCTAGTTGGTGTGAGCATCATCGAATTCCATACCAAGGAGTGCCTGTAGGTACCATAAAAAAGCATATAACAGGCAAGGGTAACGCTTCTAAAGCCGAAGTTATAGCAGCCGTGAAAGCAAAAGGTTTTAACCCCAAAGACGATAACGAAGCTGATAGTCTGGCGTTGCTGGATTTAATATTAAACGATAAAGGAGGAAATTATCATGACTAAACAGGAAGAATCATACGCTGCCTTAGTAGAGAGCATGAAAGAGCTTTATGAGGGAGGACTATCAGACGTGGAAGCACACGAAGCGGCAAGGAATTTGATCGCCTTTGTCAAGATCATGTTAGAGATACATGCAAAATCAGATTGACTTATACGGGGAGTTAGCTAAAATCACCCTTGGAATGGCTGCAAAGCTGTCCCGGGGTGTTGTAGCCTCTAACGTATGTGGTAAATAGTATTACCATAAACAATACTAATCCTCGGCTATTTTTTTATGGTCGGGGAGATGGTAGTCCATGTTCAGAGTAAAGGTAGCAATACCTCAGCTTAAAGGCTATCATAACTGTCATACGCAGTTCTACAAACTCCCCGATCACCAATGGGGAACATAAAAAGTCTAAAATCTTATTTCCTTCCTCATGGTGGTTAAAATAACGAGGTCTTTTGTAAGGCCTCCTTGTTTAACTTTAATCGGAGGAATTTATGAAAATCCAATCCACTCAAAACCCACTTCAGCAAGCCTTACTCAAAGCAGCAAAAGCCGGCAACATAGCGCTTATGAGAGAGCTCATTGATGCAGGAGCTAACCCTTATGCTCATGATGAACTACAGCGCTCTGCCTTATCATACCTTATGGAACAGAACCTTGATGCATTAAAAGAACTACTTATAGAACTTGACCGTAAAACTTTAATAATTTCCGGAAAAGGAGATATTAGGTATGAATAAAAAACTACTTTTAACCTTAAGCCTGACGTTAGCTGCTGCGGCATTCATGGGGAACAGGTCTATTGCCGCACCTCAAGACGGGATAGCAGCTAAATATCTGGCCTGTTACGCCCTGGATCCGACATCCAAGAAAAAATGCTTATACGAGTTAGCGTTCGCAGCAGAAAAGGACGGTTTCAGGGAATTTATCAATAATTCAGGACTTCCCTGTGACTCAGTAGAAGAAAGTCCTGAATTTGTTGAAACAGAGCAGGCTTATCTGGTCAAATGCAAACCAAACCTTCAATATTTG